ACGTCCTCTGCTTCTTTCATTCGGTGTTTTAATGAGCCGATTTCTTTTCCGTGCTCTGCAAGTTTCACTTCTACTTCATTTTCTGTCATGTTTTCCCTCCGGTTTTTAAAGTATAAAAATAAGACCATCACGGTCTTGCTCTAATCTCCATATTCGTTCCTTTAGTCTTCCGTAATCCATGTGGTAGACAAATGTCGCTCTGTCCAATTTGGATTATTGACATAGATTGTAATTCCACCGTCTTTTCCAATTAGATATCGACCGGTCCCAAAGATCGAGGAGCCAGACACCTCGCTGTAAGGTGCGTAAATGTCAAACACCGGGCGATACCCAACCGGAATTCTGACTTCATCGAATGCCCCAAATCCTCCGCTGCTTGGAAACTGGGAAAGCATTGTGATTTTGCATGCAACCAGACATCCTCTTCTTTTTAATTCCACACGGATGTTATTTGCCGAGTTTGCACTTGTATATGGACCTTTCACGGTACCGGAATCGTAAGAGATAGATTTTGTAAGCTGCTTAATTGTCCTAATAAGCCATATGCTATCTCCATTTATGTTTGTCACCGAAAAGTCACGCATCTCCTCATCTCCGCGAATAGAGCATACCATAGATCCATTCGCGATATCATCTGCCATGCTACTGCCGCCGGAATAAAATTCTAATCCAGAGTAGTTTAATCGACTCCCCCAGTACCTAGCCGCTGTAAACGATCTTACCATGTCAATATTCTCTTTTTTTACAAAAACGGAAATTGTACCGTCACTGCTTTTAGACACGATCTCTCCGGTGTCTACATTTATGTAAAAGTGTCCACCCTTACTCTTAATAAGTCCGGCTGTTACAGTTCCAAGGTTGGCAACGATCGCACTGAGCGTTTGCACGTCCAGATTCTCGACTGCGATATAATGGATCACCCACCTACTTCCATCCCACCGCTTGATCGGCTGACCGGATGCCGTTTGCCATAACTGGCCAACTTTAGGATTTGATGGAGCCGTAGAAGATACAATTATGCCACTTGGTCCTGTTGCTCCTGTAGCACCGGTCGCTCCCTTATCACCATATGCTCCGATGATACATGGTGCTGATTGATACGTGCTGCCATTTGTATAGGTAACAACTTCATAATTCCACAGATATTTTTTTGACGCCGTTATTGCTTGTACAGTTGTAGTCCATCCTGATGTGGACGCCGACACACCGCTTCCGCTTGCCGTTGCAAGATAATAATTCGTGATAGACTTTATTCCGTTTCCAGTTGCTCCTTGCGGCCCCGTTGCGCCAGTTGCCCCTTGCGGTCCTTTCGGGCCTGTCGCTCCTTGTGGCCCCTGGGGACCTGTTGCACCTGCATTTCCTTGAGGTCCTTGCGGACCAGTAGCTCCTGTTGTTCCTTTGTCTCCGTATATCCCGATTATTTTTGGCGTAGTGGTCGCTGTGGTATTATCTGTAAACGTAAATTTTTCATAGTTCCACAAGTATTTATTTGTTGCTGTCATCGTCGGAACTGATGTACTCCAACCGCTTGACGCTGTTGTAATTCCTGTTTTTGCGGAAGAAATCAAATAATATTCTGTAATGGTTTTTATCCCTCTTCCTGATGTCCCCGCCGGCCCTTGTGGTCCCGTTGCTCCTTGTGGTCCTGTAGCACCTTGTTCTCCTTTAATCTTCGCCCACTTATAAGATCCAACACTTGCAGGATCGGACTGATTGTAATCCACACAAGTACCGATATGCGTTCCCACATCTTCTCCGCTGTTTCCGGTAAACGTTTTTCCTCCATCATTGGAATATTTAATGTGCAGATAACTTGTCTTGCCGTTTGTGCCGTTTGTTCCCGGAATTCCCTGCGTTCCCTGGGGACCCTGGGCTCCTTGGAAACGTGACCAGGTATATTTCTTTGGATCCGTGCTATCTTCCCGTGTGAAGTCTACGTAAGTACCAATATATGTGTTAGGTATCTCTGTCATCTGGTTAGAGGTGGTTGGATTCGATACTGCGGAATACTTGATGTGAAAATAGGTGCTCTTCCCTTTAATATTGGTTCCGCTTGGTACAGGTCTGCTATCTAAGACAGGTGCTGTCTGCTTATAATTTCCATTCTGCCATGTATATCCTGTTGGCTTAGGCGTCCAGTTGACCACAAAATCAGTCTTTACAAAATATTTACCGCCACCTCTTAAATATAATACAGGGATTGATCCATAAGTCAGTTGTGTATAGCTGGCAGGCGACACTGAACAGAATGAATACGTGTCTGCATAAATAATACATTCGCCAGAAGTAGTTCCCCACCCAGATCCAATGGAAGCCAGATCTAAATTCACCGAGAATCCGCTAACATGTGTACTCCAGGATGGTTTTGTTCCACTATTTAAAGACACATTAACCAAAATACGATTATAAACACTCGTTGGAAGCTGACTCCCCACAACGGGATACCATTTATTTACATCGTAAGTTTTAGTATCAGATAAGTCTATCGTTGCTGATGATCTCCAGTAGTTTACACCTGCAGCTCCAGTATCTCCTTTGGGACCCTGTATCCCTTGTTCACCTTTGGGACCTTGCACTCCTTGCAGACCGGGAACTCCCTGCGGACCTTGTTCCCCCTGTTCGCCTTTTATTTTTGTCCATGCGTATTTCGTCGGGTCTGTAGAATCCTCTTGCGTAAAATCTGTATACTGTCCAATATAAAACTTCCCAGTGCTGTTCGAAACATCAAACCCTGTCTTTCCATCAGCACTGTTTGCATAGGCGATATGTAAATAACTTGTTTTCCCATCTGCACCATTCTTACCAGCAATTCCCTGATCTCCTTTTACGCCTTGCGATCCTTTAAACTGCGACCAGGTATATCTTGCAGGATCTGTAGAATCTTCCTGTACAAAGTCCACATAAGTTCCAATATAAGCAGACGGCGTCTCTGTCATCTGACTGAACGTTGTCGGCTTTGCCACAGAAGAATACTTGATGTGGAAATAACTGGTCTTTCCATTCGCACCAGCTGTTCCAGGAATCCCCTGTTCTCCTTTTTCTCCTTGCAATCCTTGTAGCCCACGTTCCCCCTGTTCGCCTTTTATTTTTGTCCATGTATACTTCGTAGCATCTGTACTATCTGCCTGTGTATAATCTGTATACTGCCCGATATAGAGCTTATTTGTACCATCCGTGGTGGAAAATCCTGTCTTTCCATCAGCACTGTTTGCATAGGCGATATGTAAATACGGGGTCTTTCCATCAGCTCCCGGCTTTCCGGGTGTTCCGTTTGCTCCGTCCGCACCTTTGATCTTACTCCACGCGTATTTTTTCGGGTCTGTGCTGTCATTTTGCGTAAAATCAACGTACATTCCGACATAATCCCGATTGCTGTCGGATACAGAAAAATCTTTAGACCCGTCTGCACTGTTTGCATAAGAAATGTGAGTGTACTGTGTTTTTCCGTCAACTCCGTCTTTTCCCGGGATTCCTTGATCCCCTTTTGGACCCTGTATACCATCCAATCCCGGAGCGCCTTGTGGACCAGGAGGTCCCTGTTCGCCTTGCTCTCCTTTCTCGCCCTGAGGACCCTGTTCCCCGTCTTTTCCATCCTCTCCATCCATTACATCCGTGATTGTGACTTCGTAATACCCACGTTTTATCCCATTTTCTAGAGCCTCAAATGAGTACACCGCCTTTGTATCCACGTCAGCAGCATTTACCGTAACGCTCTTACCAACATAAAACTCATGTCCATCCTTGCTCCATCGGAATTGTAGCTTGTCTGCCACATCCACGCCGTTATCGTAAGCGTAAGCTGTCAGAGTAGTGCTACCGATGCCATTTTTAAAGATAATGCCGTTGTTTGTTGAGATAGAGCAAGTATAAACCTTATTTTTATTAATAAGGTCTTGCATCCTCTGTAATAAGCTGTCCGAAATTTCGGATGTAAGCTCTTTGTAGTTTGTAAATACCGTCTTTGCTGTTTTTGGATTGGTAAGACTGCGCACCTGTTCGGACACTCTCGCCTGTAGATAAAGTACTGGTGTCCACTCCTGATCTTGCATCCTTACAGTGTCTCCGATGTTGGTGTCAAAATATCCATCCACCTCGTAGGTCACTACTGGTTCGGATGCTGTTTTAAGATCAGACAGAGCCATGCTATAGAGCTTGTCCTTGCTGTCTGTATCATACTCTTTCCGCATCAGGATATAAGCATCCTCTTTATTCACGATATTGGACGGAAACCGGTCTCTTGCCTGTGGTGCGCGGATGATCGCACCATCCGTAAAGTATTCCAAACGTCCGTTTTCATCGTATTCTTTCTTGTCAAGACCATTGATTGTCAGACCGTCCTTTCCGGTCGGCTGGATGCATGTATATAACTTTTCTGCATCCGTGGTCTTACGGATTCCGGTAATTCCTTTCCCGTACCGCAGTACAATGTCATTCCGGTATTCTCCGACTCCGCTGTCTGTATCGGAGTGTTTCCGATATACATTTAGGACAATCTCTTTTAAAGAGTAGTCTCTGTTCAATACTGTCTCAAATTCGATCTCCGCAGAAAAGACATTAGCCAGGGAGAATAATCTCTTTAATACGGACGTTGTACCTGTCCATTCGTTGGTGATTCGCTTGTCTGATACCTCATTGAGCCCCAGTTTTAGTGTTCTCTCAGCATCAAAAACGGCAAGGTACTCCTCAAAGCTCATTGCTTTTCCGGCTTTGTACTCTCCGGCATCCTCGTTGATTAGCTCAAAAGATAACGACCACGCCGTAGCTGTGATCGTCTCCTCTGTCTGCTCAGTGTTTACGATGTTTAGATAGTAGGATTTCCCTTTGTGTATAAACGCCACCTTATTCCCGGCGGTAACATTCTCTGCATCCTGATGCTTTGCGGACACCGTAAAGGTGTAAGTATTCGCTGTACCCTGCAAGTATTCGTGCAGATCATCATTCCAGTAATGCATGGACTTTTTATGTGCATTATCCATAAATGCTACTGGTGTGTTATTTGCACTTAAAATCGCAATTCTAATACTGTCCATTACAAGTAAACCTCCCTTATTTTGGCTTTAATTGTTGGCGGAGGAGATGAAAAGGAAGAATAGCAGAACTGGACTTCCGTTGTCCCCGGTGGAACTTTTGGATAATTGGATCCATTAATCTCATCTCCTTTTTCCGGCATCCCGTTTACATAGACCTTTGTACTCTCTCCATCTATAGACACCACATCTCCGGCACGATACCGGTTTGGCACATCCTTATACTTATCGACATTGTCCTTTCTGAATCGGATGCTTTTTAAATAATTGTGCGTGACGTACTGGTTTGTGAGGTTTCTGTCTCCCCACTGTCCGATCCAGATTTGGATTTTTTCGCATTCCATGTCCTTAATTTCCGGGATCGTGAGATCCCTGTAAGTGCCATACCAGAAAATCCGCAGCTTTTCTCCCTCTTTCAAAAAGTCATTGTGACCGCCACCCATTTTTAGGTTAAACGGATTTCCCTCGTAGGCTGTCGGCTGGAATTCCTCTCGTCTGATTAAGGTGTTCCCTGGGGCAAACCACTCGATACGCGCCGTATTACCTGTGGCATCACTCTTGTTAATAGACATGGAGCAGATCACTTCATTTTTCCCTGTAAGAAACGCAATAGTCTGTGCTCCTGTCTGTCCCATCAATCCAGTTTCGAACCAGTGCTGGGTGTAACAGTAAAAGTTCTTCGCTCCACGTCTGCCCTCGCTGTCCACCGGGATAGTAAGGGTTTTCATTCCACCGTTCCAGTATCCGGATGTTGCTTGTCCACCTTTTAGCGCCATCACATTGTATCCAGCAACATTCCGCACTTCCAACGCTCCCTGTGTGGTGTTTTCTGGATTCTGATAAGAGGTACCATGATCGTCTTGAAACAGGCTATACCCCTCTGACAGTATCTCTGACGCCTTATAGTCTTCGCCGTCTGCTTCTTCGGTCTTGCCGAGTTGTATTGCACCGTATTTACTGGCAATCCCGATAAATCCATTTTCATGGTTGTGAGTGATATCGTAGCTTACCGGAACGGATCCTGTACCACCGTTTACAATAGTAAGCGTCTGATATCCGCTTTCCTGATGAGCGGTAAACGATTTTTCCGCTGCAGAATATTTCCGTGGATCACAACAATAAAAAGTAAATTCGCTTTTTACGTTCAATCTGCCTGGCTCCACATCTCCGACACTTGATTTCGTCCCGATAAAATATTTATCCGGTTCATCTGCAAAAATCAGCTTTGCCTGTTCCTTATTTAAGATTCCAGAGAGTTTGTTGAATTTTTCCTGGAACTCTCTAGGAGATGCGCAAAGCAACTGGTATCCAACTGTAATGCTTCTGGTTGTATCTCGCTTTCCCGTATACTCGGACCCATCCACAAGGTCAATTTCTCTCTCCGAAATTTCCGATCCCAAAAGCTCACGACCGGTCACGTACAGAGTCCGATATCCATCAATTAGATTTTCAATATATGCCCCATCAATCTGCAGAGCCTCACTCGGCAGGGAACTTTTGCTCCCCGCCTTATTTGTATCCACAAACTCATACATGGCTTCGTTCTCCTTTCAGTCTCAGTTTCATACTCTCACGGCTTTCCAACTCTTTCTGTGTAAATTCTGCAGTAACACGTGCTGCTTCTCTGCCGTTATATTCAACCGGCACAACGATTGTGTATGTCGCATTTCTCTTATAAGTATAATCATCAGATAATTCTTTCTTCGCACCTACTCTGCTTGTATATGCCGTCATGACTGGATCAGCACTGGAAATAACCGGAATATCAATTCTGTCATTTATTTCATCGACCATTCCATAAGCTGAGATCATCGGAGTATTTTCTATTTCACCCGCTATAACACTTCTTGTTTTTGGCAGGCTCGCCCGGGATGCTGCTGCAGAATTTGCCGCGCCCGTCATCTGTGCCGCAATCGCCTGTATTCTTCCAAGGCTTGCGGCTAATCCATTTGCAAAGCTAATTCCAATATTCAGACCACTGCTATAGGCGCTGCCCGCCCCTGACGCAAGAGATGCAAGCACGGAAGAAACCATGCTGATTGCGATTGCCTGTGTTGGCTGGAGTCCGCTTTGTACCCCATCTTTCGCGCTGTCTCCGAGTTTCTTTCCGGAACTCTTAGCTTTTCGCGCGCCGTTGTCAAATGCACTCACTATAGATTTCACGGCACTTTTAGCCTTGTTTCCAAGAGCATCCAACCCGTCATTCACAATACTCACAGAATCCTTCATACTTGTAATGGATTTCTGCGCTGTTTTTGCGTTTTTTGCAATGGACTTCATGCTGGAATTTACTGCCAGTAACGCGACTGCCATCGCCAGCACTCCAACACACGCTGCTACCATTGCGACACCGAATGCAACTACTCCAACTGTGACTCCAAGCACCGCAACGC